AGCTCAGACCCATGTTTCCCGTGTTAAACGGAGCGAATTGGTCGCCGAGGATAAACTTTACTCTAAATCGTCACCGTCCCCAAAGGGATCGACTTCGAATGAGTCAAGGTCTGCAGATCCAGCACTTGCCTCTTTGATTTTCAGAGCTCGTAGTGCGGACTGAAGGGGCACATCCCACTTCATATCGCTAGATACTTCTGCGATTATAGGTAGTATAGGGATATTACCTGACTTCATATCATCAAGCCCTATACCCCACGAGAAGGAACCAACGTCAATCCTCTGTGCTATTTCATCGATATCTAGCCCTACGCTATCAACCAATACATTGAAAGCGTTAACGCCGTATTCCTTAAACAGTATTCCTAGAAAGGCTTCGTCTTTTAACCAGAACTCAACCGCTGGACGAACAAATGGATTGTCATGTCCTTGGTTCATCCGAGCGATGCAAGCTATCAACTGCTCGCTCACACTTAAACCCTTGTTTCGCTCACTGAAATACAGTGCTGCTAATGGCCGGAAGATTGATCCGACGCCATAAGTGTCAGTGGTTGTGTGGTAGGTCTCTTGCAAGAAAACTTTAATAACCTCTCCATTAACAACATGCCATGTTTGTTTGGATTTATTTATCTCTAAACCAAACTCGGCCGCCGCCTCTTCAATCGGACCGTATGTTTCAGTCATACTATCCAATATTCTAGATTTCGGATAAGCTAATAGCGTATCGTCCCCGGCCTGTGGACCGAATATCGGTTCATAACCCAAGAGTTTGGGGATCCCATAGTGGATAACAACCTCGCCGTACAATGAGCCACCAACATGAGTGAATTTTGCCCCTGATATTAGTCCATCAGTTAAACTATAAACTAAGAAAGGTTTCTTAAGTTTTGTAGGTTGGCATACTTCATTTGCGGCTGCGTAATCTTCAGGATGTGTACGACACAAAGATTCATCAAAAATGATGTGCTTAAAAGTCAAAAGATATATAACCCTGTCGAACCACTCTTGATATTGGGCCTTATAAAAAGGGCGAACTGCATAATATAAAGTGGTGGCTAATATACTTCCTTTCACTGTTGCATCGTAAGCTGAAGAGTCAGCTGCAAGAAAATCATATTCTTTCGACTCAAGATGTTCCAATGCTTTCTTGATCATTGACACCCGGATATCTTTCGTCTGCAGGCTTGGCATAATGTCGATCTTTAATTTCTGTAATTCCCTCAGAAAAGGTGCCGCGATCATTGCTTCGATTATGCCCTCACGAGCTGAGTTTGGGTAGACAGAACGAGTTTTTCCAGGCTTGGGAATTAATTTGTCTCCTTCTAACTTCCATCCATGTTTTTGAATACGCGCTAAGAGTACTACTATTGATTGCAAATCCTCAGTACCGAAGACAGACCTATCTAAGATATAGGCTAGAGCGTCGATATTTCTAAATGGATATTTTAGCTTTGAATGTCTATCAGTAACCATAGATCCAACTAGATGACGTGTGTCTATCCCGTTCTCTATTAATAGTCTGGTAGCAACCTCCTTTGATAAAGGAGCGTTAGCTTTAGCCATGATAGGAAAACCGATCATCCCATCTTTATCCTGATCAAAGCGTACCTTGGTTGCACCGTCTGGTGACAATGAACCGATTCGTAACCCCTGTGAAATAAGGTAGTCTTTTAACTTCAAAGCAGCCTCAACTACTATAGATGACTTCGTTCCATCTACGTAGTCTTTGAGTGGATCCACTGCTTTCTTGATGAACTGCAAACCACTTCGGCACACCTCACCTATGCTGTTGCCGTCGAAACCCCCTCCAGTTAGAGATTGGTCTCCCTCACCAAGCCACATTATATACTCTTTCGATTCTTTGTCTACTGGCTCAAGATCCGCGTGAAGCTGTCTAATTTTCTCCGTAAATTTTACAATCTTCCGTTGCCTCACTTCGAGTTGTTTGTTGATTACCGCGTCAGGTTTCACGATGCTCTCCAGCTTACCCCTAAACTTTTGAGACCGTTTAGGCCTATCTCCAAACAGCTTGATGCCAGCTGCGATAGCTGGAGTGTTGCCGTACGGATTGTCGGTAAACGAAACATCGGTGTTATAGTACATATCAGTCATCCGCCGCCAAAGGCCAGTATCGGCGGTAAGCTGACGATCAATCCGATCCGCAACCCTCTCTTTTTGAAGGTGTTCGGCCTTGGGAATGAGTGATCCAAATTTGTCGATGAAAAACCCCTTGTCTATAATAGAACCGGAGAATTTAACATTTAACCCATCCATTGTTTAATACCTTCCTTTCTTTTGAACTGCGCGTCCATTTTCTGTATGGCTCGCACTTGTGTTATT